TTCCAGGCAGCTTCTTGGTCATCCGGTCGGTCCCCTCCCGATATTCGACGACCTCGCTTTCCTCCTCGAGTCCCTCTACCGACCGGAACCCTGCACGCCAAGATCGAATCCCAACCGCCATCACGCGAAAGCGGAAGCCAACGTAGGGGTCCAGCCTCTGACCGGCTTTCTGCCCGCTCGAAGGCAATGAAAGAACGTGTGGCATAATTTTACTCCTTATAAAACGAACCGAACTTCGCCGAATTCTACTGCTCTTCGATGGAGCGCTGCCCCCTGGAATTGGTCACCAGGAAAACCACCTTCTCGGCCGTACCTACCACGTTGAAGCCGAATTTGGTTTTGAAGATTCCGGCATCTCTCTGCGCTTGCGGATTGATTCCTTCCCCGTTATAGACGTAGTATGCCTCGTCGGGATTTCCCTCCGGAACGAAGACCCCATCCTTCCAGAGGTCATACAGGAAGGAACCGATTTGATCGAACACGTCAGAAGATAAATCCTCATTGTTCGGCTCAAAGGCAGTCCATAACGAATCCCCGATGACACTCTGCTCCACGAAAATCGTGGTTCGCATGACATGAACGAACTGTTGAGGTCTTCCTTCCTTGAGCAGAGTCCTGTCCCCGAATACCCGAATACCGTACCCAGGGAATTCGCGGATAATGTTGATTCCCCGCGGATTGAGAAGAAGCGAAGCATCATCCCAGTCGATGACCTTGTCATCCGTGGTCAACCCGACAATGCCTTTAATCCGCTCGTTCGCAGGAGCCTTGTGGGTTCCGCGATCCGCTGCCACCCTCGACCAGATTCCCATAACCCATCCTTCCGCCGAGTGATCCTGCAGTAGAATATAGCCGGTTTCCGGGTCGTAGATGGTCAACCATGGGAAATAGATCACCCCACGCATCGAGGAAAGGCTCAACGTGTAGTCCCTCCACTCGATCGCTTCCGAAACCGAATCAATCGACTGGGGCATAGCGCCCACATACATGGCATGGAGTTCGGCATCACACCAGTTGATTCCATTCTCCACTATCAATTTCGATGTCTGCCCAGGTGTGGCGATCATCGAAACCGCTTTGATGCCCTTGAACCGATGGATACCGGTCTCCGCTCCGGGTGTGGAAACTCCCATGTAGTCGGCATCGGTCGGAGTTTCCCCATCGAGTCCGTACACCATTGCCACAGCCGAAACTGGGAATGGCAAGTCGAGATAGGCTGGAGTACTGGAAGGGTTGAGGTCGACTGCCTCTATAAGTTCGCTCTTATTTCCCCTTCCCGAAAGCACGATGTTGATGTACTTGAGCGCGTTAGTGGGTTGCATCGAAAGCTGTTCGTGGTTCTCGAAATTCCCGAGTTCGTCCTCCACTTCAAGATCGAACTCAAAGGAAGTCGCCGGAGAGTTGGCAGCAATCGGAGCACCCAAGGTGATCGGAAGGAAGAAAATCGTATTCCCCGACACTGCTGTGACGAGGACCGTAATCTCGGTGGTCCCATCATTGATATAGACCAAGCTTCCGACTCTTGCCCCGATTGCATTGTTAAGAGTTATCTGGTTTGCCCCGCTGACCAGTGGAGTTGTGATCGTGGATGACAGGGCGTGGGTCGTTGCGGTCTTGACTACTGCTCCCGCAGTGTATCCATTCAAGACCTTTGACTTGAACTTGAGTTTCTTGTTGACCGTATCCACCTGCCAGACCACGAAATAGTCCGTGTTGACTCCATCATCCAGAATCACGAGATCTCCGACCTCAAAGTCTCTGACCGATGTTATCTCGACTTCCGTGGTGGCGCCTGCCGTAATCACCGCTGAAGTGATGGTGGAGATTTTCATGGTCGTGTATTTCAGGAAGTTTCCCCACCCACCCGGATTTGCTGCCGATACCTTGAACGAATGTGCGTTCTGGTCCGAGTCATCCGCCCAGGAATCCGCTACCGCTGGCCCGGAACCATTCGCCAAAGGCGTAAGTGCCAGGACGGCGACTACTCCCGTGCCATCCGATGCGGGTGCCAAGGAAACCACCACCAACTGGAGTGCCTCCAGATGCGCGTTGATGGCGGCCAGAACTTGGTTAGCGGTAGATATCACTGCTGGAACTGCATCCGTTTCCAAGGATACGTCGATATCGTACCCGTTCACAGTCTTTGTCACGGTGATCGCAAGGGGCAAGGGCCCCGACCCTGGATCGGTCAGCTTGATCTGAAGGTTATTTCCCTGGGCCCCAGGATGGATGGCAGTCCAGAGCAAGGCTGAATTGGCAGTCCCGGTGACGAGACTGGCGAAGACCTCCGGCGTCAGAACCCGAGAAATCCAAGCCGATCGTCCCTCATTCACGAAGAAACCACGAATGTGCTTCGGCCCGGCGTATCCACCGTAATAGCTTCCACACTTCCGTTCGAACTCTTCCCACGAGGTCACGAACTCAGCCTTATCGGTCCTGCCTTTTTTTGACCGAATGATAAACCCCGCGATGCTGACTGGAACTCCTTCGATGGTAGGAGGGTTATCGAACTGCTCCCGAAGATTGAGCCCAACGTGGTACTCAGGCATGATTATAACTCCAAATGAAAAATCTTCTTAGTTCAGCATTTCGGGCAGTCTCTTAATCAATGCCCACTCAGTATCCGTGAATCCGCCAGTCGTCTTCTCTTGGCGTTATTCGTCGTCTGTCTTTTTTCCTTTCTTCATGACGATCGTTTTCTTGTCCGTCTTTGAAGCGGGCGCTCGCTTCGGCGCCTCCTTTGTTTTCTCCTTGGACGAAACTTCGATCACAGAGGCGGCGGAGTAAACGACCACTCTTCTCTGTTTGCGATCCTTGGCAAAGAGTGGATCGCACTTTTCTGTCTCCGTCAACTCCCTGCTTATCTCTCCACGGCTGAGAGGAATTGAATGTCCATCGGTGAATACGATCGAGAAATCACCGTTGGTGTTGTTACGAACTTTCATAGCTCCTTCCTCCTCTATCTACAACTGTCGAAAAGGTCTCCACCAATGGAACTTCTTGATATTCGTTATCGGTCCAGTCTCGATAAACGACTGAAAAAGTATAACGTTTTACTGATAGGTTTTCCCGTGGAACGTTAGCGGAACCAAACTCCGCTTCGTCCACTATCGGGAGCCTCTCCCCAGTTCCGATGGAGACCAACACTTTGTTAGTCAAAGCTCGAATTAGTGCCCTGTTCATTTCGATAGAGAAAAGTTCCTCCGGTGTATATGAAAGAACTCGTATTGGCATCCGGTATGTAGTGGGGAATTTTCTAATTCTTGCTTTTTTCTTGGCCTTATTTTTTTCTACTTTATATCCATCATTACGAAAGTCCATATCCTCCGCGTGATCGCCAAGTTCAATGATATACTTCGGAACATCCGAAAAGCTATAGTCTGCGTCAGGAGCAATGTAAGGATATATCCTCACCCTAAGCACGACCCGGATTTCAGAGTTAATGGCCTGACTCGCAGTAAGGATTATAGTCTGTGAATATTCTTTCTCCCCGGTTTCCTTAGTTTCTACCAATGTCTTAGTGAAACTAGCGAATATATTGGTCTGTCGTCCAGGATCGGTAGTGGCGTTCCAGGCACCGACCACGCTCATTATCTCCGACTTTATATTCGGAGGGAACGTCGTCGCAGCAGCCCCGAGCACTACTCCTATTTCGGTCTGTATCTCTATTCCATTCTCTAGCCTCTCAAAAAGTGACTGGAGAACATCGACTTCTGGAATGAAGTCGAGTTCATAATGAATCGACATGCCAATGAGAAATGGTGATGCTATTCCGGATGAGTCTGGACTAAGTTGAACCTTTATTTTTACTTGCTTATAACCACCAGTTACAAATGGGAAAGAAGCAATATTGTCTTGTATGTCGAATTCTGACGACCAGTCGTTGAGGCCAGCAACCATCCAACCAGCATTCCAGTAATACCAGGTCGTACCTCCATCGTTTGATATTTGAAAATCAAGAGACCCGAGAATATTTCCTTCCGAGTCAGTTTCAAAGGCTACGTCTGCTTCAATCGACCAAAGGAAAGTAAGAGAACGTATTTCCGCATTCGGGAACTCCAGGGTTGCCGGACTCCTGAACTTACCTTCAGATCCAAAGGAGACTTCTCCAGCCTCATCGGTTGGAAGCAGTTGAGCATACCTGCCCAGTTCCAGTTTAGTCGAATCCCAGGCAAACTCAACTTTCTGGATTTCCGAAATACTTTGGTAAAGCGTAGGCATTGCTCTATTTCAAGAAGGAGTTAAACGCCGCAGCAACTGCTTGCTGATAGATAAGCGCCACTTCTTTCTTGCTTTCCTTTACAGCAGGACCTATAAACGGCCTTGGCCTTATCCTTACAACTTTCGCAAGTATGAAATCCTCTCCAAAGACCAAGTTAGGTTCGCCCGGTTTTACATCCCTACGAAGCGGAATAAATAGCGCCTTTGCTGATCTTGGAATAATAATTGTGTCTTTCGGTGGAGCGCCTATTTCCCCTCCTTCAAGAACCCTGGCAATAAGGGCCAAGGATGTTCCGCTTTCGCGATTAGTTTTTCCTGCCGGAACTCCCACCCATCCCATCATCGGAGCAAGTGGAATAAAAGTAACCGATTGCCAAAGGTCACCCCTATCCTGCAATGGTTTAGAACTCCCCTTCCGCCTTATAGTTATAGGAGAGTTCGGTGGACTCGTCACTTCACGAATCTTTTTTCTAATATTTCTAACTACCAATAACCCAGCGCGCTTAGTAGCAATAGTCCCAGCGACAACCAGCCTTTTGTTGAGGGCAGGAACCGTCAACAATCGGTTTAGTTTATCCCAGTCACCAACGCGCTGAATCATGGGTTGCTCAACAATTCCCTGGACCTGCGAAAATATATCATCATTAAGTTTGCTTTTTTCCGTAAATATCCTGCATGTTTTATTTCCGTGATTTCATACTCTACGACATCGCCCGCAACCTTAGTAAGCAAGTCACCAATTCCTGGCTTCGTAACAAGTGCATCGAATGTTGTTTTTCTTATTGTCAAACGCCCGGTAGTTATAGGAGTATTTCCGGTTTCCGTTGGGAGTTTTTCCTCTTGAATATCATAATATATTTGTGCCTTAAAATTCAAGACATCTCCGGTATCGGGACCAGACCAGGTCTTCTGTCCCCTGGGCCTTCTTGAAACTCTATCAACCGCTGGGCGATTCTCCCCTGGAACTCTGCCAGTTTTGGTCAAGAGTTTTATCTCGATGTCGACAAGATTCATTCGTAAAGGAATCATGCGAAATCCACGTGAATCTGCGGTTCGGCATAGTAGGACAATTGCCGATCAACAAAATAATCTCCGGTCAATCCCACACCCCCTCCATCTGCGTCGCCAAAGAGAGTATAAGAATACCGATCTGTTTTCTCCGACTTAATTTTCCCGGCCATGACTGCGTCGTCATAATCGTCTGTATTTATTCTTATGTTGAGTCGTTTCACTAAAAGAAGCGTCGCTCGTTCGATGAGTCTTGGTATCGCTCCAAAAGTAAGAACCCTTGTTCCTACCGGCAATTGCTGGGCATCCTTAGTTTCGATAGCATCAAATACCAACTTTTTATTTCCGACGTCGATACTGTTGACTATTACCTGTCCCAAAACTTCCCTACCCGAATCGTTCTTCTCGAATAAAACAACATCCCTTGCCTGAAAGCCGGATATACTGGTCAGGATTGCATCAATACCCCCGTTTGAAATTAACGTCGTAGTATCGGTAAGTATCCGTCTCGTCGTCCCGCTTCTAGCAGAGAAAGTATCCATCCATCCGGAGTAACAATCAAAGAGGACGTTTCCCCTTCCTCCGAAGAATTCCGAATAAAGTAATTCAAGATATCGACCATAGACTTGATAATCACTCGAATCAAAGACAGCCATGTCATTCGGACCAGATGCAAGTAGAATATCCACTTTGTCTGGAACTAAGAACGGCCTACTGGCTGAAGCGGTCGAGATTTGCGCCAAACTAAGTACCTCCAGAATCGGGACCCGATTCGGAAGATAAAGCAAGGCTGATCCCATGCCATCAAGTATTTTCTGGCTCCGCACAGGAGTGAACCATTGACCCAGAGCATCAGAGAGGTAACCAGATGCCTCAGCGATCAACAGAAGGGCATCGGGAGCAGGCAGTTCCGTTTCGGTGAACCCTTCCTGGCGGAGCCGAGTAATTGTTGTGTATCGGAACATCGCTCCCTCCTATCCTTAGTAGTCTTCGTCTTCTTCGTCGTCTTCGGTCCAGCCCTCGTTGTCTTCCTCGGGCTCTTCCTCGACTACTTTCTTCTTCTTTTTCTTGCCCGACTTTTCCCCTTTCTTCTTTTTCTTCTTGGGTCTTTCTTCCTCCTCGCCGTCGTCGTCGGGTTCCGTCAGTTCCTCCTCTTCTTCTACTTCTTCTTCCACTGCCTTTTTCTTTTTCTTTTTCTTGTCCCCGGTGAGAACTTCGGTCGATCCCGGGAAAGACGTAGGAAGAGGAGTAGGCGGTTCGGTGCCGGAATAGCTCAGTGGCGTAACCCCGGTCGACTTCGCCCCACCCAGGGGAGTCCCGCTCGCATCAGTTTCTTCGATATCGTTTTTCATCCTGAACATCTCGATATCGCAAGCCAGAGTGACCCGGGCAGGCTCCTTTTTTGAAAAGGAGTAATGGTGTCCGACCCGCCCGAAGCAAGCATAAGACGAAGCAGACTTCGGAATGAAAAAAGCCACTTGCTCTTCCTTCCCCCGCATTTCGCGATCCTGGTTCGCCATTTCCTTCCCCTTCAAATAGAAGATTCTTGCTTACCCCTTCACGAGTCCGATGGTCACTTCAGCGCCCGTACCGAGAACCGCGACCTCGCCGGCGGTTCCAAGCACAGACCCTGCATTGCCAGCATCGGCCGCCAAGTGAGTGGCGGATTTCGCAGCATGCGTCTCGTAGGCGGCTTTCCACTCTGCGACCACGGCAATGATATCCTCGTACTCGGTCGCGGTGCCTGCGACGGCGGTGGTGTCCGCATCAAGGTGATCGTCAGTGCTTGTCCCGTGCGTGTTGATCGTCGCTTTCAGGCCGTTGATAAGAGCCACGACAGTCGCCTCGGTTGTCGCCGCAGCCGTAACGTTTGCCACGCCCGCAGTCGGGTGAACTCCCAGGTGAGCGATATGGGCGTTCAAGTCCGTTTGAAATTCGTTGGTTTCCAAATACAGCGCTGTAATTTGGATACCAGCGTTTGGACTCGTGATAGTATTTGTCCCATCGGCCAGACCATGAACGGGACCCGTGGTCAGGATGATGTGCGCGTTGAACCCGGTGGTGTTCTTGATCTCGTTGATGAGCGTGACGACACTATCCCAGTCCGTGGCGTTCGCCGCAACGATTGTGTTGGTAGTGTCGGCATTGGCGTGCTCGCCTCCGGCCGTCAGAATCCGATGCGCCTCGTACATCGCCTTCAAATCATTGACGAGCAGTACAGCCTCCGCTTCCGTTGTAGCCGGGCTGGTAGCTGTGATAACGTTCGTTGCATCCGCGGCCCCGTGAACGCCACCCGCCGTAAGGATTCGATGAGCCTCGTAATCCAGCACGGCCTCGTTCAGGATTGTGAGGATGTCGGCGACGGGGTCCGTTGCCACCGGAGATCCGATAGGATTGTCCACGTCCGCCGCCATGTGAACGCCCCCGGCTCCCCGGTGGGCGTTGTACTGACCAAGCCCGGCGTCCATGGCGGCCTGGATCGCTTTCTGTCTCACGTTGATGAGATCCAAGTTCGCTTGGATCGCTTTCTGCCTCACGTTGATCGCGGTGAAGTCGTCGGCGATCTGACGCAAGGCCTCGGTGAGGGTCGGAGACGGATGGTTATCTCTCGGGGCTAAACCGGCCCCACCATCGAGGAACAACTCCTCTATGATCGTGGTCATCTTAGTCTCTCCTATTTTAAGTTCCTGTTGACTTCCTGCTACTAGCCGGATTTACGACTAGTAGGGCTGGCGCCGGACGTTGATACCCTTGACCACCTTGTCCAGCGATTCGACCTGGGTGTCGGTCTCGTTAATCACGACGGTTTCCCACCGAGCATAGTCCTTCTCGAACTCGGTGTAGATCTCCGTCTTGTCCAGGTTGCCCCACAGGAAGTTGAGGGGATTGGCGAGCCAGACGATGGCTCCGTCGTTCAACGATCCTGCCGAACCGGCATCGGTTCCGACATAGGCCGCGACGGCGATCCCCACGGTGGCCCAGCCATTGCCCGCGCCGATCGTCAGGGTCGCGCCCGAGCCCTTGGTCGGATGCTCGATGTAGAGATGGCCGAAGCCATCATCCTGGACGACAGTCGTTTCCAGTCCGACAGTTGCCCTGATGAAAGCCGCCACTTCGTGAGCCGACCAGACTCCCTGTGGAACGGTGACCGTCTTGGCGCCCGCCCCGAGATTGATAACCAGGGTGTCGTTCGTTCCGGTCACGAAATTCCAGGGACCCTGCGTGGTACCCATGATATGGCCGGCCACCGCAACCGTCACTGCCACCGGTTTCCTGGAAGGCATGAGTGGAATGGTGATGATCGGAATGCCGAAAGGCGCTTCGATATTCCCCTTGAAGGCGCGCTCTCCAATCTGGTCGATGCGCTGGGAGTTCAATTCCACCCAATCCACCTGGATACTTCTCGGCATGAAAAACCGCAGACCCGGATCGTCCTGGTAGGAATCGGGCATACGTCGGATCATATTGGCGAAGAGCTGCTTGCTCACGAATCCGCCGTTTAGATCCACGATGTGCGATCCGTTGGTGAGTTTGTCGAGCCCGTCGTTGACCCGAAGCAGGTCGTTGATGGGCGTTCCTGCGCCGAGGAGCGTATCGCCGTTGATATGGAGATTCTCCAGGTCGGTTGCGATCTGCGCCAGCATCGCCTCGCTGACCTGCTGAACGATCCGTTCCTTCGAAACGTTCCTCCGAATGGCGCGTCTCGTAATGTGGAACCGGGAAGCGAGTTCCGCGGTATCCAGGGTGATCTGGTTGAAGAGCGGGGACCCGGTTTCGTTGATGATGGCGTTGTCCGCCAAACCGACCGTGATCGGTTCGCCGATATGGAGCTTGGGCACCTCGAGCCTGGGGTTTTCCATGATTTCCGTCCGGCAGAGCGGAATGAGTTTGGTGAACTTGCGGACGTACATCAGGAAGACATCACGCTGTTGCGCGTTGAGAAGTCCGCCGTTGAGGAACGAACTTCCCGTAACCGCCTTGTGGATGAAAGCGTCATTCCCGTTCATTTCATTTCTCCTTCTCATTGAAAAACCGTTGAAGAAATACTACCTACTACTAGTATGGATTGATCCTTCCTTGACTAGAAATCCTTGACGGATTCGAACATCGAGACGAAGGGATTCGATTCCTCCGTCACCTTGGAATCCACGTCCTCCGAACCATAGGTCCGTTTGTAGTCCTCCTTCTTTCCGGTGGGAGGTTTGCCGGTGTCATCGCCCGTAAGCGCCTTTTCGATAGCCTCGACGCGGCTGACGACCTTTCCGAATTCTTCCTTGGCGGCATCCTGGAACATCTTGGTCAGCTCGACTCCCCTGGTATCGAGCATTTTCTTGACCTCTTCCTTGGTTTCTCCCAGGGATTTGGTCAGTTCCGCCCTGGTCTCCTTGCTGGCGTCACTCTCGGCGTCCTTCTTGACGGGAGCGACATCGGAATCCGAGACCGGTGGGGGCGGAGGCGTAGCCGCCTTCTTCTCGAGTTCCTCGATTTTCACGCTCAACGCCTTCAGGTTGACGGTGAGATCCTCGATGGATTTCACGAGTTCTGCGTTCTCCAAGTCACGATCTCCTTTTCCGTCCGGGTCAAGGTCATTGTTCTTCTGCGCCGCCGATGGGTATTTCTGGAGGACGGATTCCAGTATCCCCATGATGGCACGAAACTCCGTGGCGATTTCCTTCGAAAGTTGGCTCCCCTCCTGTTTGTCGGTAGTCGGGTCGCCTTCTTCCCCTACACCCTGCATCTCTTCCATTTCAGAGGCAAGAGAAACAAGGCGCTCGATGGCCGGCTTAGCCATCTGGATAACGGCCTTCAGGACGGAAGAAGAAACCACAGTCTTTCCATCTGGTCCCTCCATGCCCGGTCCCTGGCCCTGACCACCCATGGCTCCCTCCTTTCGTTTAACAAGAAGAAAGGTTCTCTTTATGGCGGCACGATCCACCAGAGAGACTTCCTTCGTCTTTACGTCCTTCAAATCGAATTCATAGGACATGATTTACCTCACGATCTTCTGACTCTTGTTCCTACGCCCCCGATAGAAAACCCAGTTATTTCCCCCTTCTTTACTTCTTTCCAGACGCCGTCGTCAACAACTCTCACAGACAACAACCAGGTTCCCTTCCTGACCTCTTGTCCACAAAAGTTAAAGGCAACTGGTGCAATATAAGATTCCATAATGTTAAACTTCTTTTTAAAGTCTTTATGTTGGTAGCCAATAGTTTGTGCCTTTTCCATAAAGTAATGCGCTGCTTTAGCAATTTCTTCTTCTGAAATCATATCCCCTTGTGTATCTATTACGTTTGGCTCAAGAACTATGCCGTAAACTATTCTTTCGCCCTCATCCACTTTAATAATTGGAGTAGTGATACTTAATAACCCTTCGTCTATTGCACCGTCCTCTTGAATAGGTACCAAGTCTTCGGTTGCCTCATCAAGAATATGCTCCTGCATATCCTTTAATTCGTCTTCGTCCTCCTTTTCAATTTTGCTAATGGGCATAATAGAAGCGTGTGCGATCCCACTATCATCCATGGCAGAAATGATCTCCGAATGATAGTGATAAATTGAATCACGCGAAAGCCCGAAAAGCTGTATCG